CTAATCACCTTTTAAAATTTTCAGGTACTGATTTGCAAGTGGCATCACAATATCGTTAGAAATTCCCAGACCACCGTAATTTTTGCTTGGTCCATCATGATGATATTTATATGCATATTCTATCCCCTGCCCACGTTTTTGTGCGAGATTCAAATTATCTACCGTATGTTTTACCAAAGCATCGGCCTGAGTACCGAGATCCCAGCGATTTGCATTGTTTACTCCATAATGCTTCCCCGTTTTATCTATAAACTGTCCGAGGCCAGAAGCGGAAGTTGTGCCAGCAGTAGCATCTGGATTAAATCCTGATTCGGTATGCGCAATCGCCAAAACCAGAGCAGTTTGCTGATCATTTAAACCTGCCTGTCTGGACTTTGCGATAAGGGCATTAATTGCAGATTTCTGAACATCGGGATTAGCATCGCCCCAAACACGAGAATTTCCGGCCATTCTACCGTTTGAATTGTCAATTTGATCGTAGATGTGCGATCCATCAACAATCTGATCCTGACTGTATTTGGCACCCTTCTTTTTCACCAACATCTTAGAATAGTCGATCGGGCTATCAGAGAAATTTTCACTCGCTAGATTTCCGCCATCAATAGAATTCTTCGTACTACCAATTCCAGAACCTTGAATCTGTGCTTTTAATATCTTAAGCTTACCAGCTGCAGCATCCAAAAAACCACGATCTTTTTCAGCTTGAAATCTTGCATCGCTATACTCTGGCACTTGGGTACTTTCATTGAATAAAGTGCCGTAAAGATTCCGTGCCGCCGCTATTCCGTATTGTGCCTTAAGTCTGGCGCTATCCAGTAATGACCTGTTTTGTTCCGCGCTGAACCTGGTATCATTAAATTCGGCAGAAGACCTTGGCTGTCTAATGCTCTCCCAAAGATTCTCCCCTGACTTGAGAAAATCTCTTTTGGCAGCCTCAGCATATTGCATCTTGAGTCTTACACTATCCCAAAAACTGCGATTCCTGTCAGCTTCAAACCGTGCATCACTAAACTCTGGTCGATTGGAATCTATTTGATTATTCGCGATACCAATATTCAATGGCAATTTTTTTCCTGAAGTGTTTTCCTGGTATTTACTTCCAGGCATAGAGCCAAGCTCAGATCTGCGAATGGCATCAAATCGTGCGTCGCTAAAACTAGCGCGATCATTTTTGGGCAGATATACATCTATATGTGAGTCATCTTCATTAGTTGGAGCAGGTGCTGTCAAATCTCGATTTTGATAAATTCCTAATCCATTGGGATCACGCATTGTTAAATAATAATCTATGCCATTGGAAGAGAGGCTTGGCCAGTGTTATGGCAAACAAGACCTCCCAATCATATTTAGAAAATGGCGTTAAGGCTTCTGAGGCGATTTCAAGACTGTATTCTTGCCATGAAGAGGTTTCAGTCCCTATCAGTTTTTCAAATAAATCTACTTTATTTCCATCCATTTTGTTTTCCTTAAAATCACCATTACGGATAAATAGGCGACCACACTGAACAAATAAAGCTAGCCTACATCAACACCGTTCATCAGAAGTTCTTCTACAATTCAATTTAAACGTTCAATCAAACCCCTTACCACATCATCGAGCGGTATCTCATTTTCATTTACATAGGCCAGCAAATTCCTTAGGGCAACCTCAAATCTCCGTGGCAATTGCGCCGACATGTAATCAAGTTGAATGACTGCAGTCACTGCGATGTCCTTGGATGGAGACAGCAGCAAAGCCATCAAAATTGCCAGGCCTTCCCTGTGCTCCAGACAACCAATGGCTTCAGCACAGCGCTCTTGCCAGTAAAGCGGCTTGGCCAGTGTTATGGCAAACAAGACATCCCAATCATATTTAGAAAATGGCGTTAAGGCTTCTGACGCAATCCCCATGCTGTATTCCTGCCATGAAAAGGTTTCTGCTCCTATCAGTTTTTCAAATAAATCTACTCTATTTTCATCCATTTTGTTTTCCTTAAGGTGTGGGAGGTACAATGGGACGTGTTCCGGCAGGAAATGAAGACGTAATAACGCCGTTATCCTTTATCACTTGCCACTGCACACCTCTGTAATTATCAGTGTGCAAAGTGGTCTTCACGCCATTAATATCACGAAGCAGGATTCCTGGTGCATTCGCCGTCATTTGACCAGCCCTTAAAACCTCTACATTATTCCAATCTGGCGGTGCAATAGTATGTATGTTCGGCGACTTTGCTGCTGACAGAGCATATGTTCCATCTTTTCGAACCACAGGCCCCCTGAACTTATCAACTGAAATTGTATCATCAGGATTAATCACCTTATTGGGATGCATAGTATATAGCGGTGATCTCAAGACATCTGGCGAATGCCCGCCAATAATTTGGTTTGTTCCTGATTTGGCTTCGCCAAACAATATTTTAAAATCGGTCTTCGTCATTGGCCCGACAAATTCCTTATAACCAGGCACTATAGATTTATGAAAGCCTGTTGCATTTGGTGTATTGGTAATGCCCCCATTTTTTCTTAAGGTATCGGTATAGTTTGTTGATTGTCCATATCTGACCGGTGCCTGGACCATCTGTGGTTCAGAAAAAATCATGCGTCCAAACATTTCCGCATCTTCTTTCGGCATTCTGGGAAATGCGCTTTTAAGAGCTTCAGCAGTTCGTTCATTTTGCAATGCGATTATTCGACGATTCGCGGCATAAGCCTCTTGCATGTTTCCTTGCGCGTACATTTTCTGCGCATATTTACGTAAACCAATTGAAGTTTGATAGTCATTAATAGATTTCTTTGGAATAGAAGCATCCAAATCATGAGCTAATCTTGCGCGCGCCTGTTCGCGCTGAAAATTATGAACATCTGAAATACCTCGAATCACTTGACCATCCCGGTCTTCAGGGCTTTCAACAAATACTGCATTCCTTTTATAGCCAGCTTTTTGCAATTCCGCCGGGTCATAGGAAGAAAGTAAATTTCTTCGTCCTGATTCTTTGTTGAGTGCAGCGGCATTTTGCAACGATGTATTCGCATCAGGAGTTTCCCAACTATCCGCGGAATCGCTGTCCCATGCTGGATCACTGTAAAGTTCTTGGTCAATCACATCTCTCGTACCACCACTATCATTGGTGGTAAAAAATTGAAAATCCTTTCCTAATGAGCCATTTTCATCACTCTTTCCCAAGTATTTATTTAATAATCCACTGAATTGAGCTGGTTTCTGTGGCGTGTAGAATTTGTCAAAACTTAAAGCAGGCGTCAAAAAATTACTGGCATCGCTGGTTTGTATTTGTAATGAGCGAGAATTGCTTATACCGTTCATACTTGCAAAAGGTATTAACTCATTGCTACTTGGCGTGTAGCCATACTCCCTCTTGAACAATGCTGTCATCGTGTCACCAGCCTTACTCATATAACGCCTGTCAAAATCACCGTCCTGATAATCAGCCTTTTCTGCGCGCAGAAAATCCGATTTCGCCAAATCACCCGGATCGGATATCGCGCTAATGGACTCCGGGCTACTCGGCTGAAATTCTCTGAAACGGGCCATGTCTTGCCCGTAACCAAAATCCATATCTATGCCACGAGCAAATGGTGGTGGTTCTGATCTTAATTGAAGATCATCATAGCCAGTACTCCATGGAGAATAACTTTCATTAGCCCCGTCGCCAGATGTATCGACGAGATAGGGAAGTCCATCCTCTCCAAAAATTCTTTGAAAATTTGCCATTGTTTGTTTCCTTTAAAAATGTATTTGCAATACCTGCTTTAGCCTGTGCTAATGCATAGCTATCAATACAGCGTTAGTTTTTATGGACAAAAAAAAGAGGCTGCCCAAGATAGGCAGCCTCTTTCTCGTTATGCTTGGCAAGTAAGTTATGCCTTCAATCAGATCTCGTGCTCCACTTTTCAAACCGTCCCATTTTCCTGAATAAAAATCGGCAATATCTTGAAGATTTAGGTGTGGGCTATACACATGACCAGGTTTTTGATTCGGAAATGCCGTGTAAGACCTTGGTGGGAAGTGGAGTTTTTTTGCTCCTGCAAAGCAACACGACCTAGTTTACTTCCTGAAGCATTGAAGTCGTAAAGGTCAAAATCACTGCCCCGATACCCAGCCCTTTGTGCGCGCAGAGAATCTGATTTCGCAAATTCGCTTGGATCAGATATCACGCTGATTAAATCCGGGCGTTCCGGCAGAAATTCCCTGAAACGTATCATGTCTTGTCCGTAACCTAAATCCATATCCGAACCACGAAAAAATGGTGGAGGCTCTGAACTTATCTGAAAATCATCCTCGCTAGTATTCCATATTGAAATACTTCCATTAGTCCCGTCACCTGATGTATCGATTAGATACGGAGTCCATCATCTCCAAGTATTCTTTGGAAAATTGTCATTGTATTTTTCCTTTTAAAGTGAAAATGCTACGCAAACTTTTGCTTGAGCTTATGCATAACTATCAATTGAGAATTAATTTTCATGAACAAAAAAAGAGGCTGCCCCAAATGGGGCAGCCTCTTTTTGTCATACTTTGTAAATACTTTTTCTAAACAGCTCGATTGGTACCAGCTAGCAAATCACTAGATAAGCCGCTAACGAAAATCTCATTTTTCAATTTTCGCTTCCACGTTCAGGCTGTTGACAATGATTTTTATGTCTTCAGAATATGCTATTTAAATTGCAGTCTGGCAGCTGGATTATAGGTGACATTTTTTATGACTTTCCCTTGTTTTCTTTCCTTTGAAAAATCCGGCTCGCCATCAATTATAGGCGGCCCTTCGTCTTCAGTAAAAGTGATATCCAAGAGATCTTCATTTTCCCAGGTGGCTTTAACGTTTAAACCACGAGACATTAAAGTAAATTGATCCAACTTGAATTCTTTTCCATCTCTGTTTGAAAGAAAAATTTTCACCTTCTTCTCATTGAGATCGAACCATTGGTCAACCAGAGACATGTGAACATAGCCGTGGTAGATCCAATCCTTATTATCAGGTTGTGCACTGGCGGGAAAATAAAAATGCTGCCCAACATAATGTGTACCTCTGCACGAAGTGATTAAAAGGATCAAAGTAATCAACACACATTTACGCAAGAAAACAAATTTCATTGACGCTTACCTCCATTTGTCTGAGTCTCAGTCCATTGACGCGCTTCTTTTGCCACTCTTTTGACAGTCCCTACAACATCATCATCTATGTCGAGACGCCCGTTTGGCGCTCTTGGGTAGGGAACTCTTGCATGTTTAAAAGCCCCTTCGAGGTCATTGTGACAGTCATTAAGCCAAGGGAGCCACAATCCCCTATTCCAGCCAGGATAACTTTCGATACGCTCCATAAATTCACGAGCAGTCATCCCATCTGGAAGAGTAACACTATGATAAGAATTTTCAAAGCCTTTTCCTCCTGTTCCTTTCGTAATGCCGAAAAGACCGTCACGACCTTTTTGTTGTTCCGTTTCAGGGCTACCCACGTAGGCATGATTTAATCCAGGTATTCCGAAAGCATCGCTGGAATAAACACGTACAGTTGGACGTAAACTTACACCTTCATTACCAGGCCTCGTAGCATTTTGAGAAATTGGGGACGCACTCCTGATCGCTAGTAAGCCTCCCGGTATTGTCCCATTTGATTTCGATGTTCGGGAATTTACTCCAAGTGCAGAATTAGATCCCTCGTTGTTTTGAACATTTTGTGCAAGTGAGTAAAAAGGAATTGAATCAAGATTCAGATTGCCATTCTTAATATTATCAAGAAAGTTGTCACTCATTCGCTTTGTATTGCTACTTTCAGTTTTTTGGGGAACGACGAGCACAGATCGAAGGGGGCTACGCTTGCCACTCAATGTGGCGTATTGATTCAATTCACCAGAGCTTGGTGTGTACCCAAACTCTTTCTTAAACTGTGTTTTTATCTCATCACCCTTTACGTAGGATGCACCCTTATCAATGTCTTGATAATTTGCTTTTTCTGGACTCAAAAAAGCTGATTCCGACAAATCACCAGAATCTTCTACCGCATCATTTGATACCGGGCGCTTCGCCTGCACGCCTCCAAAACTGGCCATGCCCTGTCCATAGTCATCGCTCATATCTGTGCTGTCGACAAACGATAGTGGTTCTGAACTAAGTTCAAGATCACCACCAGCAGCACTCCATGGCAAGTAACCGACATTAAAACCATTGCCAGACGTATCAATGAGATATGGCAGCCCATCGTCACCATAAATTCTTTGAAAATTTGCCATTGTTTGTTTCCTTTAAAAAAGGGATTTGCCATACCTGCTTTCGCCTGTACTAGTGCATGGCTATCAATAGAGTGCTAATTTTTTATGGACAAAAAAAGAGGCTGCCCAAGATAGGCAGCCTCTTTCTCGTTATGCTTGGCAAGTAAGTTATCTAGCCAGGTCGTTTGGTCGTAGCGACCAGATCATTAAACAAGCCATTGACGAAAGGCCAGGCTTGTTCAATTTGGGCTTCCACGTTAAGACTTGTGGCGATGAAGTTGCGTATGATCAGAGCCTTGCTATTGCCTGGTGTCGCAGGGATCAGGCTTTCTATGTCGAGTATCAGTTTCTTGATTTGCTCTTTGTGTTCAGCCAGAAAGCTGATGACTTGCAATATGGTTGCGGCGATTTTCAGCATGGTTTGTCCTTTAAAATTGACATGTATATTTCAAAGTGATGCCGTCGATTGAGTTGACGTAGTCGCGGGCCGAGTCAGCTACGGAATGTGGTGTCGGGCCCGGCAAGTGGGTTGTCACTGGCGACAATTGCCCAGTAAGGATAGTGCTGTAGGCAATTGTTGCAGCAAGTGTCGATATTGCGGGTAAGAGACCGTTTATCTAAGCAGCACGTGCTCTCGATCTATAATGATCTCGACCGGCGGCAAGGATGGGGGGTGACTATTTAAAAATGGGTAGCAGTAGCCACCATCACTTTGTCAGATATGTGATGGTGGTTAGGTTGCTAATTTCAAAAGGCTGGAGGTGACGGGAGGTACAAAGTATTCTCGCTGGACCTACATTTTTTTGGGACAATTCGGCTCGACATCATATCCCAGGGAAATATACAAATGACTGAGTTTCTTCTTTCCCTCCCGTCTGATCAAATGCATTCCCTCTGAGCTATAACAAGTTGACACGGTTGAAACCACTTTTTTATCAGTGATTTGAAATTGCATACCTTTGGCTTGAACATTCACATTTTTCCCAATAACAGCAAATCCAATAAAAGGATCTGGATAAGAGACGGAATTATTGAATTTCAAGCGATATGCGTGCATCTTCCGATTACTCAACTCATCGGCAACAACTTCATCAGACTCTAATTGAATTTCCTTCTCAATTACTGCTTTTGTGCAGCATTGTGCTTTGCCACCTTTACAAGGAAATTCAAGCTGAATTTCCTCCAATTCAGATAAAACTCCGGCCGTAAATAGCAAGGGAGGCTTACCTGGGAATACTTTTACAATTCCATCGAGTGTCGTTGCCGCATATATTGACTGGGATAGTAATATTCCCATTGATAGCATGAGTGTATTCTTAATTTTCATTATCTGACCAGTGTGGTTTAGATAAAATATCAATGCCTGCAGAAATTAAATCCTCTTTCCATCTATCAACGACGATACTATAAATATTTTCAAAGAAAATCCGCGGCTCATTAATACTCCATGCTGTTGGCAGGTAAAGGGAATCCGATGCATTATGATCTGGATGAAAAATCACAGAAAAATCAAAATACTTGTTATCCAACGCATTTTTAAGTACGAGGACTAATTCAACTTTATGAGCAGCGGTCAATGCCAAAATTCCTCCACAAAAAAATATCGATCAAACAAAGTTTTCAATTGTCCAGATTTATTAGGATCAAATTGATTAAGTTCTTCTCCCAAAGTTTCTTCTCTGTCATAGACATCAAAACAGTTCAAAAAATCTTCTGGGCCAACAATAAAATCTGCACTGCTATTAACATGTTTCAATCTCATAAGTATTTACCAATTTGGGAATGCAGTAAATGGGGCATTCAAATTTTTATCAAAACCAACCGTCCACTTTGAAAGGTTGGAGTTAAAAATCGGCGATGCAGGCACTTGTGAGTTGGGATTAAACCCTATATCAGGCTAAATGCCTATGGGTACTTGGATGAAAATCTCGAAAAAACGGGCAATGTCTTGCCCGTAGAGTCTCAAAGTAGAAACCATCAACACATGGGTTGAAAACATGCACTAGATACTAAGTTTCTTTTTCCAGCCATGATTGCACTGGTTGAATATCGAATTCTTCATGGCTCCTTTTGTCGATATCCACAATCATATTCTTGAGATAGGACTCAAGAGCTGAGAATTTGACCCAAAAATGAATAGGTTGACCATCCTCATCAAGGCGAGAAAAATCAGGCTTACTCTTGTACTTCAAGATTAAAGGCACGTCTCTATACTTCCAGACGGGTGTTTGATGTATCAGACACCAAACACCATCTTCGTGCACTTCAATAGGAATATGATAGCTCTCATAGACAGTATCAAAATTAGTTCTATGGAGAAAAAACAATCCTAGCTCGCCACTAAAACTTGGCAACTCACGCCATCCTGCCTGACCACAACCTTGCACTTTCAACCGCTCATGCCCAAAACTAAAATAGCGATGTCTGAATAAGTATTTGGTTCTATAGACTGTACCTAACTCCAGAATACTTTCATCGTCTTCCACATAGGGAAGCCTGGCGAGTATCAAATCATTATATTTTAACAGTCGTTTGAAAGAATCTATAAATAGAAACATTTAATCCCATCTCCTGCAAAATACGATTATCAGGCCTACATACACGCACAGCGTATGTGATCAGATTCACTTTTATTGCTTACAACTGTACTATGGCTCAATCTAAATTCACATTATAAACTGTAGTCATTGCTTCCAAGGTGTAGCGCCAGCATCAATCATCCTAGGAATATACTTCAAGAGTGTACCTGAATTTTCCGGTATCGGCAGTCCTAAGCTTGCCGGATATGTTGCACAATTATATGGAGTTTTCCCACCACCTCCAGGCTTAAATGAATAAGGAAATTCAGGCAATGGAACTTCCACGCCGCGTGAATTATGAAGCTGCTGTGCCAGTTCAAATTGTGGACGTGTAACGGGAATATCTAGTTTATATACAGTCTGTTTGCCTAGCCCACCTCGAGCTTGAAGATTACTTTCCAATGCTTGCTCAAAAAATTCTCTATCTTTGTTTATGATCCCAGGAACGACCTCTCCTTTTCGCAATCTTGCTCCTGCATTTTCTATGTCACTCACTATTTTTGGACCATGCCCATATATTGTATTACCTCTATCAAAGCTGTATCCAACATGACCGTACAACAGGAGAGGATTTGAAATTCTTGCCGTCAATTCCTTGGTACCAGGTGTAGCAAACAATGAGTACGAATATGGTTCGTATCCACTGTCAGCCCCAAAATTATTGGTCACTCTTTCGGCATCAATAATCTTTTTTTCCTGAGATGCAATTATATTTGCACGTCGCATCGCATTGACGGACTGCATGCCTAAGTTCAAGGTCTTCCCAGCTCCAATGCCCAATGCCGTGCCAGCCAATGAACTCCCCTGAACACGCCCCTCCTCTCTTCCTGCGCTTGCGAAATCACCCTTCCTTGCATCCAGAAATGCGCGGCGCTGCTCGTCTTGCATACGCTTGCCACCTTCTATGAAAGCAGACGGAAAATCGTTGAACATGGAACCTACTGCTGATGGAATGTTCGGTATGCCTTCAATCAGATCTCGTGCACCACTTTTCAAACCGTCCCATTTTCCTGAATAAAAATCGGCAATATCTTGAAGATTTAGGTGTGGACTATACACATGACCAAGTTTTTGATTCGGAAATGCCGTGTAAGACCTTGGCATCATGCGCATCTCCTCCTGATTAAGAAGACCCCGATTGCTGACCCCTTTATCATTTCTGGTAACCGAAGATATGCTCCTTATGTCTTCATTACGCATCAATTGTGCGGTTTTCTTTGGATAGACAGGGCTCTGTTGAATGCGCTGAACTCCCTGGTCGATTTTATTTCCTGATGCGCCGAGACCAAATTGGCCAAAATCACCGTCCTGATAGTCCGCTTTTTCTGCGCGCAGAAAATCCGATTTCGCCAAATCACCCGTATCGGATATCACGCCGATGGATTCAGGTCGATTTGGCTGAAATTCTCTGGAACGGGCCATGTCTTGTCCGTAACCGAAATCCATCTCTATACCACGAGCAAATGGTGGTGGTTCTGACCTTAATTCAAGATCATCACTGGCCATGCTCCAAGGAAAATAGCTGTCATTAGCTCCTTCGCCTGATGTATCAATGAGATAGGGAAGTCCATCCTCTCCAAAAATTCTTTGAAAATTTGCCATTGGTTGTTTCCTTTAAAAATGTATTTGCCATACCTGCTCTCGCCTGCGCTAATGCATAGATATCAATAGAGCATAATTTTTATGGACAAAAAAAGAGGCTGCCCAAGATAGGCAGCCTCTTTCTCGTTATGCTTGGCAAGTAAGTTATCTAGCCAGGTCGTTTGGTCGTAGCGACCAGATCATTAAACAAGCCACTGATGAAAGGCCAGGCCTGTTCAATTTGCGCTTCCACATTCAGACTGGTGGCGATGAAGTTGCGTATGATCAGAGCCTTGCTATTGCCTGGTGTCGCAGGGATCAGGCTTTCTATGTCGAGTATCAGTTTCTTGATTTGCTCTTTGTGTTCAGCCAGAAAGCTGATGACTTGCAATATGGTTGCGGCGATTTGCAGCATGGTTTGTCCTTTAAAATTGACATGTATATTTCAGGGTGATGCCGCCGATTGAGTTGAGGTAATCGCGTGCCGAATCAACCACGGAACGTGGTATCGAGCCCGGCAAGCGGGTTGTCGCTGCCGACAATTGCCCTGTAAGGATGGTGCTGCAGGCAATTGTTGCAGCAAGTGTCGATATTGCGGGTAAGAGACCGTTTTTCTAAGCAGCGCGTGCTCTCGATCTATAATGATCTCGACCGGTGGCAAGGATGGGGGGGTGACTATTTAAAAATGGGTAGCAGTAACCACCATCACTTTGTCAGATGTGTGATGGTGGTTAGGTTGCTAATTTCAAAAGGCTGAAGGTGACGGGAGGTACAAAGTATTCTCGTTGGACCTACATTTTTTTGGGACAATTCGGCTCTACCTCATATCCCAGGGAAATATACAAATGACTCAGTTTCTTCTTTCCTTCACGCCTGATCAAATGCATTCCTTCTGAGCTATAGCAAGTCAACACTGTTGAAACCATTTTTTCGTCAGTGATTTGATATTGCATACCTTTGGCTTGAACATTCACACTTTTCCCGATAACAGCAAGCCCAACAAAAGGATCTGGATAAGAGATGGAATTGCTGAATTTCAAGCGATATGCATGTATCTTCCGATTGCTCATCTCATCGGTAACAACATCACCAGGGTCTAATTGAATTTCCTTTTCAATTACTGCTTTTGTACAGCATTGTGCTTTGCCACCCTTACCAGGAAATTCAAGCTGAATTTCATCTGCTCCAGATAAAACTCCAGCAGTAAATAGCAAGGGAGGCTTATCAGGGAATACTTTTACAATTCCATCAAGAGCTGTCGTCGCGTATATTGACTGGGATAGTAATAATCCCATTGATAGCATGAGTGTATTTTTAATTTCCATTATCTGACCAGTGTGGTTTATCGGATACTAACTTTCGCACGCCATAACTTGCCCCCACGGGATAAAGATCACTTTCCTTATCTACTCGGACGGCATTACCATTTGCATCAGTAACGGTGCCTCCAAGCAAACCAGTAACCCTCATGTCTAGCACTACTTAAGCTGTGCATCGCGAAAAGAGTACAGGTGGATATCTGGTATTTAAAACAGCTGAGCTTTAAATGACAAAGTCACCTCAAGCATAAATTTAGCCTCTGGAGATTTCTGCTGTCACCCACATCAACCCTACACATGCCAGCAACATCTCTGGATTGAAGGCTATACATCCCGGCGCTGTCTGCATTCTGGTACTTGACGCCGACTTTTGTGGTGAATCCACCAGCTCATAAATCTCATCCGGATGGCCCACGTGTCTGATCACCCAAGTGACTACTTTTCCGCGTTCATTTTCACTTCTTTCCCATCCAAATTCATACGTATCCTGACTGGAATAGAAACCGGTCTGGATGAAAAAATATTTCTTTTTGAATTTGTACTCGGTCGTCCCAAATCGAAAATAGGAACGGGCATCGGTGGACATAATGAACTGGTCACCTTTGCGAATATCCAGTCTTTGTTCTTTCCAGATGAATTCATAGGAACTAACATCAAATGAATCTGATACGCATTTTAATTTACCGTTAAAAAATGATGTTCTACCCAGTTCAATCCACATTATGACGCCTCAGTTTTTATTGTTTACGTTTCCTTAGCTCCAAAGAAACGCCAAAGCCAGGAAAAGCCTTTGAAGAAAGTTCAAAATTTGATGATGGTGTCATCATACTATCACCACTCAAATTCTGACGTAAACCCGGCACAACTTCCAGTTTTACAGGCTGTCCTAAAACGCTGACACTTTGTGGGAGTGGAATTGGAATGGCGGGAAGATTTTTTTCCAAAACATTGTCAAATTTTGGCGCAGAATCTCCCCAGCCATAGGTAAACCGACTAACTTGATCAAGCAAGCCATTTGCCTTCCTGCTCTTGTATTGTAAGCCGACGCCATCGTTCCCTATCATGAATTTCTTATCTCCATACTTGACGGCCAGCCTGACGGTATCAGGCGTCACGTATCCTTCGCCGATTCTCTTTATCGTTCCACCAATCGCATCTTTGACGTCATTTTGCAATGTGCCATTCATAGCCGAGTCATATGTTGAGGCCGTTAATTTTCCGAGCCCCAGCCCTGCATCAATCAAATTGAATCCCAATTCACGAGGATAACTATTATATTTCGCTATTTTTCCTAAAACACTATCGCCTTCGCTCAAAATTATCTCGTCATTTCTTTTTCGGGTATGAGCCTTCAGATCATCCCAGACCGTCCGCATATCGTCATATGACTGAGAAAAACGTGACGGTTCATCCAATGAATTTGTCAGACTCACACGCATTGCACGCTGTGCATCCTGCATAATTCTCAATTTTCTCGCTTCATCGGCACGAACATAGTTTGGGTCGGCATCTTTTTCAGCCTGAGTTGTCCGCCACAAGTAGCCATTGGTCAGTGGATCACTTTGTGCTGCCTCTCTGCGCTTTTGAACAAAGTTGGCGTTTCCGGCCCAATAATCCTTGAACTGACCTGGACTGACATCAATCTGATGCAGGCTGTCCAGGCTTGGGCTGTTTATTACACGATTCACGCCCAGTTGATGTGCACTCCGCATACCATTCAAATTGGCATACTGAATCAACTCACCGGCGCTTGGCGTATATCCATAATTCTTCCTGAATAGTGCTGTCATGGTGTCACCGGCGCGGCTAAGGTCTCGTTTGTCAAAGGCGTCGGTTGCATATCCAGATTTTTCTGATCGTAAGAAGTTGGACTTGGCCAGTTCAACATCGTCATCTATCGCGCCCCGACCTGGCATGGCAACGGGGGCAAATAAATTGCTACTGTCAGACATGGGCAGACTGTAGCCAAAGTCACGCTGTGCTTCTGCATAACCCGGCAACATCCCTGGGTCAGACCTGAGTATGCTCAGATCATTTAAGTAACTGCTGTCTTCATCAAGCTTCAAATCCTTATACAGATCAGACAAGTCAGATTCATCTTCGTAAAGTTTGTACGCCATATTTTTCTCTTGATACGGTTGAGGCGTGCATTTGCATGCCTCAGGTGGTTTAGGTAATATTTTCTAACAGAACGGATGCACAGAATCCTGCCTGTCAGCATATGTTTGTAAAAGCGGCGATGGAGGATTTTCTTGTGTGGTGAAAATGATTTTAGTTCGGGCGTTTGGTCGCAGCGACCAGATCATTAAACAAGCCACTGACGAAAGGCCAGGCTTGTTCAATTTGTGCTTCCACGTTAAGACTGGTAGCGATGAAATTGCGTATGATCAGAGCCTTGCTATTACCTGGTGTCGCAGGGATCAGGCTTTCTATGTCGAGTATCAGTTTCTTGATTTGCTCTTTGTGTTCAGCCAGAAAGCTGATGACTTGCAATATGGTTGCGGCGATTTGCAGCATGGTTTGTCCTTTAAAATTGACATGTATATTTCAAAGTGATGCCGTCGATTGAGTTGAGGTAGTCGCGCGCCGAATCAACCACGGAATGTGGTGTTGAGCCCGGCAAGCGGATTGTCGCTGTCGACAACTGTGGTGTCAGGCTGATGTTGCAGCGCGGCTGTTGCCATAGGTGTTGATATTGCTGGCACGCTGCCGATGAAACTATGATCTTCGATTGGAGCGGGTTGCCCTGCTTTTGCTGGCAATAGACCGACTCTTTTAGAGGTAATGACAGGGAGCACGACACCGACAAGACTGACGACGCCAATAGCAACACCATTGAGCTGTTCTGAGGTGATGGCCAAATGGATACCAAATGCGTCACCAAATTGCGCCAGCGCACCCAATGCTGCGGCCAGAGCGGCGACTGAGATGCCGCCGTTTTTCCAGAGTTCAACATTGCTGATCTCGCTGCCTTTGCGAAAAAGATTAATGACTGCATTGATTTTTTCAAACATGATCTGTCTCCCATAAAGCATTGTTTGCCAGGCGGTTGACCCAACCCGCACCAAAGGTAGGCCAGTTGGATAATTTGGTGTAGAACTTGATGCGGTGAGCAAGCATGCGTTTGAGCAGTTTGTCGGCATTGAACTTGCCAACTGCTGCCAGGGTGATGGGGCCGATGATGCCGTCTTCAGCGACACCAACGGCACGTTGCAGCAATCTTGCTGCCGTGCCAGCTCCGCAGTTGACCGCGCAATCGAAGAATTCAAAGGCAACGACCAACGGGAATTGGTCCAGCTGATTAGCATCCCAAAAATCACGCTTGTAAAGTGCTTTGGCTTGCTCTGCCGTGAGCGCTGCAATATCCAGCTTGGGGTAGCTACGCTGGCTGATACCGAACCGGGTAAGTTTGCCAGCATCCAGCGGATGGTTGCTGGTGCCACCTTCGTTTTTTAATATGGGAGCAATGCAAGTATTAAAGTTGTTCATGTTGATGTTCTTTCCATCGTTGTTCTGCTTCTAGTCTTTCAATTTCTGTTGTTTGCAGGCTGACCCAGCGCTGGCGTAGCAGAATGAGCGAAATCGCTATGCCGATGAACATGGAAGCAATCGACAAGTAACCTTGTAGTTCGGCAATTGAACTTAAGGGTGCAATTGCTGTGGTAATTGCGGGTACGGCCAGCGCGGCTTTTGGGTTGTTGACGACAGCTTCCAGCACCTGGCTGGCGGCAGTTTGAGCATGATCTGGTAGTTTCATGAAGTAAGTCCTATCGATAAATTGCCAGGGAAATCTGGCTGTGATTTTTTCTTTCCTTTAAGCTGGACGGACTGCAATGCGGCGATCTTGAGATGCCTCGAGGATGAGCCTGCAAATAAAATACAAAGATAGAAACTTGGCTTTCATCTTGCATTCCTCTCTTCATCGTCATGTGATGTTCATGGACAGGCTTGTGCTTGTGTAAGATGTTCAAAAACAAAAACCCGCCAAAGCGGGTCATTTCTTACTCAACTTAGATGGTCTGGTGCTTACATCGCAAGAAAAATTGGCTGCAAAGCACTGAGCTCATTCGTTGCAGTTTTCCGTTCGATGCAATGCCAAGCTTGATAGTAAGCAATATCGATATCAGCGACGGCAGAAAGTTGGATAAGGATCGTCAATATTGCTTGCCTCGAAATTGTCACCAGAAAAGCGCTGTACATCAGGGAAGTATGCCCTGCCGCCAAGAAAAGGTTTTGTGGGATCGCCCTGTAGAGCTCGCCGCCATGGATCGAATTTGCTTCCCGAAGTAAGCTCTGCTGTTGCCTGATTGGTCAGTTGTCGTAACGAATCACGTCTGGCTGACAAGGGCATTGAAGCATTTTCTAAAGCCAGTCTGCTCCTTAATACTTGCTGTTGTTGCCGATCTTTTGTAGTTTGCAAAGTTTGCTGGTAACTTTGCATCGCTCCACCTAAAGCCTGCCCGAGCGAAACTGGTGTACGAGAAGGCCCGCCAGCTTGCAAGAGCGCCATAGCGGCAGCCATTTGCGCCTGCGATTGCGGGTCATCGCCCCCGCCTGAAAAAAAATCTAGTAGTCCCATCTTTGCCTCTATTTGCTATGTTCATAAGGTGTAAACACTGGCTGACTTCCATCTGCGACTACTTGATTTCCGCCAGAATTGGTTCCACTGAATATTCCGCCAAACTGCTTGAACAATTGTGCACCAGCCATCGCGCCTCCAAGGATATTCGCGCCGGTGTTTTGGTAAACCGGTGTTGTTCCAGTGCTAGTTTGCGTGCTGCCAAGGTTCGCATAGGGAGAAATCAAGTTGTTGATTTTCCCGGCCTGGTTCAACGCATAATCATTTTGATTGTTTGCATAGCCGTATTGTTGATTCGCCAGATTTGAAAGCAATCCGGCACCAGTTGCCTTGTTCTGGCTGTTGAGCTGATCCATATTGAATAAAGCGCCAGCATTGTACTGATTGGCCCCTTGCTTGTTGTTCAGGTTAGCCATGTTCATCTGCTGATTGCCGCCGTACTGCATAGCATTGGCGGCATTTAGTGCTGCGGCATTGAACTGATTGTTCTGCAGTAATTGGCTTAAGTAGTTATTGCCGACACCGGCGTTAAACTGGTTGTTCTGATTCAACATTTGGGCATTGGAAAGGTTGGTTTGATTCTGGAAACCTGCGTTCTGACCAGCTACGTTGAATTGCTGACCTGACAGACCTGCCAATGCAGAAAGCTGATTCTGCCTGTCTTGCCCATACGCCTGCGCCTGGGCAGCCACCGCTGCATCCGTTTGATTTTGGGCTACTTGCGATAATGCCCGGGTCATGTTTCTTGCAAGGGAGTCCGCTGCTTTTCCTTCAGCCAGACCTTGGCGAGAACCGCCATACTGACCATTGACAATCGCATCTCCTCGAATAGATGGCAGCAAGTCTTGCTTGAAGCTGGTCAGCATGTCGTCTTTGAGATTTTGGAAATTAGCGTTACTTTGGTTCAAACCTTTTTGTATGGAACCAGCAAGAAATGGATTGTTTCCCAACTGTCCGTAAATCACATCGCTATATGCGTGATTCAGATCAAGACCATTTTGCCCTGGCGCATTGATCAGGCTGACATTTGCCGTATTCGCATTTGCAGTGTGCGGTCCTTGATTACTAAAAGGGAAAGCCGATTGAGCGACGTCGAATGGCGATGTGTAGCCACCCTGCGCAGCCTGCATCTGATGTGCTTTTCCGCCACTATCAGACAATGCCCATGAAACATGCCGCAATTGCCCCATATCGAAGGGCAAGTCGTTGTTCAGATAAGCATTATTGTAGTTTCCGAACGACTGCAGACCTTGATTTTGTGGTTTGTCAAGCAATCCTTGAAAACGAGATAGCAAACCCTGCGATGCCGGATTGTAATCTGACTCCGCATAGACAGGCCGACCATTGGCATCTGTTCCGGTTGGTTTCGCGCCATCCTTGAGTGTCTTCCCGCTACCGTACAAAATTGCGGCCATGCGAGGATCTATTTCATTTTTTACGGTCTGAGTTGTAGGTGCAGATTGTGATGGACTGCTGCCGCGACTACCAAACAACCCTCCAATTATTGGCCCAGCTATCATGCCTAATGCTTTTTCGATGCCCATGTCCTTGTACTCCTGTAAATTTCACCGTCTTGTTTGAATCCGAGTGAAAGTAATATTTTTTTACCATCTTCTGTTGATGCTCTTGAAATCGCTTCACCGTATTCATTAATGATTCCGGTAATTGTCCTCAAAGCGACACGCCCAAACCATTTCCCCTTGAGAGTTGGGTCAACACAACAATGGACTTCGTTACCCAAAACCAGCATGGCACCTGCCAATGTACCCTGGTAATGAATCGGTACTGCTTCAAATTCTTTTGTCAACACTTTGAATTCATTCAAGGTCATACCGCCTAGTCGAGACTCAACCGCCGCGAAAGATTTTTCTATTGCTTCACTCCTCAACATTTTCAACGCAGCCCGCGCTTGCTATTCCCCCTTGATCGGGGCTGGCATTCCTCATGACTTCTTGAGCAATCGTCACCAGTGTTTTCGGATCATTGGCGTAATGAGACAATACTTGCATCCACTTGTCGGCATCGGGCAACTTTGCTGCGTGCAATTGCGATACTATTTTTTGCACAGTCTGAGGCGTCGGACTTTGCATCAGCATGGAAGCCAGTTTTATAGGGTCCTTGCTTTCTTTTTTCATGTTGAGCAGGCCGCGGCCAGGCATGGCTTGAGTGTCGGAACTAAATAATGTGTCCATAATTATCCTAAAAGTATCCAGGCCGATGCTGCGCCTTTGTAGTAATAGATTCCGCCACCAGAGCCGGGATTCCATAGCGTTCCGTCGGCATAGCTGATATCTCCGTCCCTGGGTTTGATTGGGGCAACGGTAGTTTTTTCTAAATGACCTAATCCATTCAGACTGATGGCTACCGCTATTTTTTGCAGTTCAGACATAAAAAAACGCTGCATTTCTGCAGCGTCTGTAGGTACTTGCCCAGGGGCGTAATTAACAGTGCCAAGATTGGATGCTCTCACCATGCCCCCATTGTTTCTACGTCAAAATCGAAAGAATCAAGCCGCCATTGAAATGCGGTCCCCGTTGCGAATTTGATGGCTATGTAACGACCTGAAACGAACAGGTCCGATGCGACACTTGAACCTATGGTATAGGTCACATCCGTATAAGTTGGGTCTGCATAAGGTGTCGCCGCTGTTCCTACACTAATGATTACAGTTTCCCCAACGTTCCCGGATATTCTTGCTCTGATACCCCTGACGCATTTGATGCTTTCAGCTGTATCAAACGAAAGCCCCCGACGTTCCAGATAAGCTGGGGGTATGCTACCGTTGAAGCTTGCTGAGGCATCGAGCATGTACAGTTTTCTGTCATTGGATGCCATCAAGACACGGGCAGAATCCGGTGTATAGTCTGGTCCATTCCAGAATGTCAAATCTGAATCCCACGAATCGGAGTCTTGCCCCCAGGCTCCGCCCAAGTCTGTGGACACAGAACCGTAACTTGCATGATTGACATTTGGCAAATCACGAAATGACACCGTTTTGTCTACGAAGTTGTACACCATGGCCTGGTCGCAAGCGCTTGCCCCGATTGATGGATAAGCGAGGTAAATCTCGTTCAGGAAAGGATTTTTGAAGCAAAATACCAATCCCCGGTTTGTTACATCAATGTTTTGAAAAAATGACCTGCGTGTCTGTTTGTCTAATACAGATGTGACCGACTGTCCATCATGAACGATGACATCTGAGCCAGTAACGACAAAGTGCCAGCCATCAAACTCTACCGCACAATTGCGATTCAGCATGCCAGACATTCCCATTATTTTAGAGAATCTGAATACTGATTGCCCGCCAACATAATCCATTCTATGGGTAGAGTTTTCTGTATAAATGATGAATGAATCCCGCAACGACAAGCCATCCACGATAGGACTGATGGCTTCAGCAAGATCAGTTTCACCAGCATCCTTGGTGGTATCTGCCGAGTCCCACGTTGATGGAAATGCCCCTGGATCAGCAGGATGCGACCATTTCACCAGAAAAGGTTTATTGATGCCAGCAGCGGTGACATTCAGGGCAACCAGAAAATTTTTGTAAGCCCGTAAGGACTTACAGTAAGTATTGGTAGGCCAGTTGACCAGATCAACGAATTTGTTTGAGCCATTCAAGTCCCAGGTCATTGGTATTTTAGACGTGTCACCTACATTCACTATTGGCAATCCAGATAAGAGGGCATGCGTCCATTGATTGACGACACCATTACGCGGTGTCAGATGCGTTATGTCAGTATGTGTTACAGAACCACCCGAATAAGTCACAGCATGTGCTTTTCCCGCAGACAAATATACCCAATACCGATTCCCGGATATAGTTACAGCAAATACATACTGGGGTATCACTGCAGGTGAACTATAAACCTCCCCATGACCATAAAATTGATATGCATAGCCGTCAATGAAACGGATGTTCCGGGCATCTGTCCAGGCATTGATGGGCAACTCATGCTGTGACAAGTCTTTGTTGACACCATATTGACCAACTTGCTGCACTTTAACGAGAGCCATATGCACTTAGCAATCCGTAGCGATTTTGACTGACCAGTTGTTGCCCCTGATCTAAGAGACCTTTTGGCTGCTGGAAACTGTTTTGAAATCCCTGGTTTTGCTGACCATACGGGTTCTGCTGATTTTGTTGACTATGTAAACCATACGGGTTTTGCTGGTACTGCTGAAATGGATTTTGTAAATGACTGTTCTGTACGCCATAGCTATAGGGATTCGGGTGTCCTTCTTGTGACTGCTGATTTGCCTGCTGCTGCCCCCAAGCCCCTTGGTTGTGCCAATAGTCCTGCGCTCCGGGCTGATTCGGACTAGACCAGTCCGTATTCACTGCCTTGTTATAGGCGTCTGTCCGCTGGAACGGCTGCACATAGGGGTTTTGTGCTTGCTGTTGTTGCGCCTGTGCTGTCTGTTGTTGATTTGCAGGAGTCTCCATCCCGGCCATGCCATATGCCTGACGCAGATTGAATAACTGCTGCTGCGCATTATTGTATGCGCCATTGTTGTATGCTTTTGCATACGTCTGATGCTCTTCGTCAATTCCACCCAATTGCTGCAATTGCTGAGGAGCCAGTTGAAACATTTGTTGCCGCAGGAATTCCTGTTGAGCAGGATTCATGGATTGCGCCTCAGCAATCCGGCGCTGCATATCGATCAGTGGATCGCTGGCGTACATACCAGATGACGGAACACTATCAAATGGCTTGACCGCCAGCTGTTTTTGGCGATTGGCAGCAGCGGTTGCCAATTCGGATTGCATGCGCATAGCGGCAAGTTTTTGTTCGTAATCCGGGCGACCACTTGCGCCAGGCATACCCAGATCACCAGCCTGATAAGGACCACCAACATTTCCCAAAGCTGCCATCCTCGCGTTCTGGGCAGCCAGGTATTCCGCTGTAGGCATCCCATTTGCTGTCCCAGATTTTGAACCGGCATTGCTCGCTTCTATCGATGTGGCGTCATTAGCTTGCGTACTCGCAGCACTTTGAATATTGCCAGATCCTATACCCTTGCCGCTTACCATGTTTTGCGCTGCAGCAACCTGGAAAGCTTCACGAGCTGAAACTATGCCCTTAGTTTTGATCTCCTTGTTCCAATAGTCGATGCCTGCCTGATCACCCACTTTGCCAAAAGGCGTGTAAAAATCAGCTGCCGAAATTCCGTTGGTGTGAACAGAGCCGGATTCCTGAACAGTACCAACACCTCGACCTGAGATTAAATTGTCGCTGGCCGCCTGGTAGAAAGCTCGCTGAGCTAACTCCTGACCTTTGTTGGCAATTTCCCGGTTCCAGTAATCAATACCGGCTTGATCTCCGGTTCTACCAAATTGTTTATACCATTCGGCGGCATTACCGTTACGCAGTTGCGAGCGTTGGTCAGTCGGATCTCCAGCAACACCATTAGCACTAACTGCCATGAATTTTCTCCTCTATTAATGGTTTGGTGAATGCCTTGCCATCCCAATGGTCGCCAATGGAAACCGTATCATCACAAGGGATGTAAGTAGCCACCATGCCTAAAGCTATATTAACTACGATGCCTTCTTGAATTTCTGCGCTTTTCATGATTACCACCAGTAAATGATTACAAGGCCGTCACCTCCCTTGCCAGTGACTGCGCCAACAGTTCCGTCAACTCCACCGCCACCGCCACCCGGCAACCCGCCGTCTACACCATTTGCTCCCGGCGAATTTGCGCCTCTCCCTCCCCAACCACCGCCGCCCTGCAGTGCGCGCAAAATGCCATTTTTGGGTGAAGAAGACCAGGAACCGCCAGGTGCATATTGACCTGATGCGCCAGCATTTTGTTGATAGCCTCCCCCACCACCTGCAGAGAAAATGCTGCCGCCACCTTGATTCGAGGCACCTGCACCTCCGCCGCCCCATACAGCGTTTCCTGGAGACGTCAAACCATGAGACCAACCATGTGCTCCACCATAGTCAGAGGATGCGTTTGCATTGATGCTACCGGAGAGTCCATTTCCACTTATGGTGGGATTTCCCCCTATCCTGCCAGAGCCAGCGCTTGCTATCCCGCCACCACCGGCACCATCACCGCTCCTCCCTGCCCCGCCATAGGCTTCCACAAAAATTCCTAATGCTGGACTACCAAACGACGATTTCCCGCCGGTATTCCCCCCTACATGACTGCCTGGCGAAATTACCGCTGCTCCGCCTGCACCAACCACAACAGGACAATTTGTCCCTGGCTGGAGCGTCAACGCCGTGAAAAACTGCCTATTCCTTGCTCCGCCCCCTCCCCCACTTGACGCAGAAGCAGAACCTGCGGTGTAGCCACCGCCACCACTACCGCCGCCACCAAACACGTCTACAATAAAGTTCAGGGCCTGTGGCAAAATGAAACTGCCGGACCTTTCGAATATCTGGTAGTTTGGCGATCCCATTGGAGCGCCTGGAATTCCTGGAAAACCTGAAGACATAGTCAATAATCCCCCATATGTACACGCACACGCCAGCCTGCAGTCACTGAAGTACCGACAGTGGCATAGAGTGTATAACCAGCTGGAATAGCGCGATTCAATGGAATAACCACTTTCGTCTGACCCGCGACCTCGCTCAATACAGTGGCAGGCAGACTAATTTCTTCCCACAAAATATTATTTGCAGACGTCGTCGTAGCAGAGCCATTATTGAGAAATACACGCAAGACTGATGCCGCATTTGTTCCAACTGGCAAGGCTTCAACGCTCTCTACGAACGCGCCATTCGGGCCTGCTGCAAGAGAAATTTGCGTGACAGGACCAGTACCATCTTTACTGGTATTTGCTACAGTGATCGGAGCTGATATCAGAACCCTGGGTATCAGCGGGAAAATTGGTGAAATATTTGCTGCCATACTTATCCTCAGAAATTGTTGTATAAATACAGTACACTCGCGGCGTTTGTCCCCCAACTCGCGTTAGCACCATCCGTCGTCAGCACCTTGCCCGCATTCCCGGTTTGTCCAGGCAAAACAGGAGAGAAAGCCTGCGCGACAACAAAAGCGCATGTAGCGACTTCGTTGGTAGCCGTTCCTGTCGTTTTGGTTGCAGCGGTGATTGTTGCAGCAGTAAAGTCCTGAGCCCCTGCCCATATTTGACCATCGACATTACCTTTTGCTGACATGCCTGGTCCACTCAGTTTGCCCGACACCGAAAAATCACCTGTGACGATCTGATTCCCGACCATAGTCAAATTCCCCGTCATGGTCTGATTGCCAGTCCGCAGCAAAGTCTCTGACCCTGCAATAATGACGAAATTTGTACCGTCATACATCAACAGCAATGGCTGGTTGGCAACAATGTCACCGGCAGTAGGCTCTGCCCCCAGCAAAGTCTTGACAGGTTTTGCGCCGAGACCAGACACATTCACTGTCAGAGCACCCGTACCTGCATAGACTGGTCGATACAACAGCATCAGCCCGGTCGTGTATGCTAACAAAGCAGTTGCTGGATTCAAGACATGCGCTGCCGCTGTACCCGTTTCTGCCGCAGTAATAATCACAGCACCAGTGAAACCAGCGAAGCATTCCTTCAATACCGTTTTTAGCATACGGATATGATCATCACCTTGAGATTTTGGATCAGATGCGGTTGGATTCGTGATCGTCAAATCATTGATATAGTTTGCGGTTTCCAGTGCCATTATTTAGCCCTCACTTGCATGGTTGAACCTGAATACCAGTCTATGGAATTAATGGCGTCCACACTTTGCAAATACAGTTTTTCAAAGGTAGGAATACGCGCATCATTCATGATGAAAGGCTGGGCTGCGCATAAAGCAGCGTACAGGTACGCGTTGGGAAAAGCCGCCAGCAACCAGTTCGTCGTATTGATAGTTGACAAAGCTGGTATGCGCTGCTGATAAGTCAATTCCAGTTGATAAGCTGCATCCGGTACCGGTGCCAATTGCAGCTGTTGGCCAATGACAGAAAATGCCACTGGTGTGCCAGTTGCGGCACCTGCGTGATCAGCGCTGAGCTGATCTGGAGAAGCATAACGCAGCACCGTCACCGGATCGCTGCGCAATATCAACCTCCTCATTTCCAGCATATCAAGCGGCAAGTTCACATAGGCATTGCCAGCTATTGTCGGTAGATTGCTGCGTACATCCATGGGTCGTGCAACAATATCCGACGACATCTTGGCCTCAGCCAAAGCAATAAAATCAGCAATGAACGGTGTCAGATCAGTACGATGCAACCAGCTACTCACGGCTGTCTGCAGACTTGCATAATCAGTGATAGCGCTCATACCTGGCCTCCCCAGACACGAAAGGCAGACAGTGCAGGATCAGCCAGCATGCTCTTTACATGCACGGCTTCCGCCATGAATTCCTGGAAACTGATACCTTTGTCATTCAGATATTTCTCTACGATCACCATGGGGAAAGACGCTGCATGCCGCATATCAGCCGAACCATGCTTTCCTTCCTTGTGCAGCGCTTGAGTATGCTCAGCAATGGCCGTGCAATCCTGCACACGCTCAAACGTAACATCACCACCTTCTACATGGATATTGGTCGTGACTGCCATTACATGTTCTCCAGTGGGGAAACCTGTACGACACCCGCAGCAGCCACCTGTATCGCGGCGATCCTGTCATTGCCATTCACACTCAGGATGACCGCGTCGCCAGGCTGCACCTGCAAATCAGTGCTCAAAGCAGTCGCAGATGATTTTCCAAGTCGCACACAAGCTGGCGCGGTCGCCGCGACACGGATAAAGCGCGGTAATTCACCGCTGGACATTGTTGGAATAGTTGCAGATGCAGACGTACCCGAAGTGGCGATTGCCACCCCGGTGGTCTGACTCGACACGGTGATGTATCCACCATTCATAAAACCTCCTGCGCTTCACAGCGTTTTGATTCAATTGAAAAAGGCGGGGCTTGCACCCGCCAGCTTTTTATGTCGCCATCAAAAACCGATGGCTGCATATTCGAACATCAACAATTACAAGACGTCGTAAATCGCACCATGCGCTTTCGGTGCACGGCATTCCAGCGTGTACTCCACCACCAGTTCACGCTGTACTGCATCGCCTGTCGTCGCCAGTTCGATAGTGCTAAACGGGCGCAAATAAGCCAGAGCCAATTTGTCGGCCTGCAAGACAAACACATCACGCGCTGCCTGGAATCGGTTCGGTACCACCTTCAAGGAACCAAAGTCAGATACATACACATCAATCGCAGCATACAGCTTGGCGTCTTCCGACTTGTCAAAGCGTGTAGCATTACCAGAAAATGTAGAGAAAGTCTGTTTCTGCGCCGGGCCAACCATGATGGTGTCAGGCTCGCCACCAGCGCTATAGCATTTCTGCAAGACGTTCTTCAACTGTGCTTCAGTAAAAGCGCGCGGTGTACCGACCGTGCGGCCAGTGTTACCGGTATACGATGCCAAAGTACCGGCATTGTTATCGACATTATCAACTACCCAACCGATCAAACCACGTGCCTGGCGTGGCGAAGTTGCTGCCACATCGAGTTGACACAGAGCCGACTCCATATCACGCTTCAACTCCAGTGAAGCCATGGACAACTGATAAGCCAGTTCATCCTTGCGACCCGCCGGGTTCATCGCTTGCTGGGTACCAGAGACGATCACGGTCTTCGATGCGATTTGCGTACGATTACTCAAGCGCACAGTCGGCGTCACGCTCTTGGCCGTGGCATTATCACCCTCTGCTTGCGCATTGGTGGTCACTGCACTGGCCAAGTCCTGCGTTTGCCATTCATGCAAAGTATTGCTGGCCTTGGCCTTGGCCGCCATATTCATCAAGGGCGTAGTGGTAGGCGAAATACGATAGATAATATCGCTGAGATCTTCCTTGTTACCGATTGCACTGGTCGTTACATAGGTATTGCTTGGTGCTGTCATAGATTTCTCCGGGGTCTCGCGACCTTAAATAAATTTTGCAAAAAGGGATGCAGCGTCTTCAACTCTGCCGGATTTGGCAAGACGCTGCATGGCAGCCTGACGACCATCACCACCGGGCGATTCGCCCACACCCGGTCTGACTACCTTTTGCGGTATGCTCGTCACACGTTTGGCTGCCGCATTGGCTTTAGACATCATGGCGTCGTACAACATGGCTTTGCGTCCCAGCAAAACTGCCTTGTGGTCGGCAATGCTGTCTACCAGATGATGTTCAAAACCTTGCTCCAATAGATAGCGGCGAATGGCGTTACTTTCAGCCTCAGCCTTTCTGCTGTCTTTCCAGTCCGGTAGCTTGGCAAGAAGTTCTTCTTGCTGCGTATGGAGCACAGACTGCAGATGGTGCGCCTGCTCTGCCTGGGCAATATGCGCCAGGTGTTGTTGTTGCTGAATATTTTTCTGATAGGCTGCTTGTCTCCTTTGATAGAGGTGCTGCTGTTTCAGATATTCAGCCGGGTTATTGTCCAGCAAATGTTCCCAGTCTATCTGCTGTTGCTGGTTCAAAGCGCCTTCGATTTGCGCCGCCATCTTTTGCAGATTGCTGGCATATTCCTGGCGCTCCTGGGTAGCCCGCTGGATCTCAGCATCAGCGGCTTTACGCTGCTCAGCCACTTCCATGGTCTTTCTGGTATAGTCGGATTGACGCAAGCCGTTTTTATAGGCATCTGCCAGTTCTGCCTTCGATAAATTGACAGTCTTGCCATCTACTACTATGGTGACAGCCTCATCATCTCTGGCGTACAAGTCCTGTTCTGCATCCTCAGTGACAGGCTCTTCAGAAAAAGTATCATTTCTGTCCCGTCGACCACTCAAGTCATCCAGAACTTCCTTCTCCAGAGCCTGAGCACTCTTTTCATGTGCCTGAGGTTCCAGAAAGGCGCCCATGGCTTGCGCTGCACCATCTACATTCAAAGCACTACTTGTGGGTTCAGTTACCTGATTGTCCATATTCCATCTCCAATCAATGAATGGGACTTCCACCCATTCCCGGCGCCTCACGGCGTTAAGATTTATCCGGCAGAAAAACCGCTATCGCGGCCATCCAGTGTGCCGGACTAACACTAGACTTTGATAATTTCACCACTATTGAGCTGATAAGCAGCCTCGCCACATGCCACTCTGACCCAGCCCTTGGCTGTCTGTATCATCGCCACCGTAGGATGCGGATGAAAAGCCATTGCAACAGAATCCTTCCAGCCCTTGAAATCTTGTACCGCCTTCACCAGTTCTTCAAACGATGCATCAGGCCCTGTTTGTGCTCCACTTCCAGTTGCGCCAGCTTGCCGGTTTCCAGCGTTGTATCGAGCTGGCTTTTGAGTTTCTTCAACATGGCCAGATACATCCAGAGTTTTTCCCGTCCCTCGGCGTCGCGTGCTGGAGAGTTTTTCCATTTTTCTGTGACCTCATTTTCTATATCAGCAAATGCCTGCTGATAGGCTTCATTCTCCAGCACTTCCCTGCCGCGGCTGGCTGCGTGTACGCGTTGTTCAAATGTGCTCATCATTCACTCCTGTCAGTCCATTTGTCATTTCGGTAGTCATTCCATCCACGAAGCAAGCATCCAGTTGTGGTTGCGGCTGCATCTTTGCCTCCGCTGTAATACGGGCGACCATCATCCTGGTTTCTGCCTCCAACTGCGCTTTCCAACGCTCAAACTCCATGCGCTGCTGGGCAAGCTGTGCATCCAGTTGCGCTTTATGCTGGCGTTCCTGCATATCATTCTGCGACTGCGCCTGCTGTTTTTGCGCTTCCAGTTGCAGTTCACGCTCGCGCAACATGGCTTCCTGCTGCAATTCACGTTCACGCATTTGCATCTCCATCATGTGCTTTTCTTTACTGGCCTGCATTTGCATCTGTGTTTTTTGCTGCTCCGCCTGCATCTGCATTTGTGCAGGATCAGGCGGTGGTGGCGGTGCTGGTGGATTTTTAGCTGGATCGCTAAAAAACTTGTCGCCATTCTTAAAACCCAGCAAGCGCGCCAGTTCAGAACTCGATTGGTAAATCCCTTGCGGATTCGCTATCCCCAAAGGAAAAACCTTCTCCTGCTGCGCCAGCAAGGCCATCAGATGATTCACTTTCTGGTCTTTGTTACCCAGACCTATACCAACATTGATACTCACGTCAAACTGGTTGCGCCATTCACGCGGATCAATATCCACCCAGCCATTTGATAATCTGACCTGTGCCTTCTTGTCCTGATGCTGGCATATCAGTTTCAACACCAGTTTGAACAACTCAGTAAAACCTTCCGCAAAGTTGCGTGAGATCAAATCCAGACGCATATCCGCCTTGTTGGTGATGATATTCATCCCCTGCGCAGTCTGGTTCAAGCCATCAGAGTCATTGCCCTGGCTATAGCGCGTCCAACCTGTCTTGTTTTCCAGGTCTTGCTGTATGTAATCGAGCAGGCCCATGGCTTCGCCAGTATTACCTTGCGCCTGGTCAAGTCTGCCCACCGCGCCGGGCTGTTTGATACGCACCACACCACCTGGGCGCGACGTCAGCAAATCATCCAGATTCACCTGACCTTCCACTGCGTAATAGCGGCCATTGACGTTCAAATACAGATTATCAAGCTGACTGCGCAGGATACTGGTCTTGGTTTTCTGGCTTTCCATCGCCAGATCGGCAATCGACAGACCAAAAAAAGTATGCGGCAATGGCACAGGCGTAATATCAACAAAGGGGATGAAATCCACCTCTTCATTGTCAAGCAACTCATTACCCGCCACAGTTACCTTGCGTAATTCACTGATGCCATCACCGTCAAAATCACAACGCACATAAGCTTCCGTGATCCAGATCTTGCGTTGACTATCATCGGCACTCGTCGCTTCGTCTGACAAATAGGCATTTTCATCATTCCAGCTCAGTCGCTGTACGCGTTCCAGATTCAAGGCTTGCCCCTGATCTTCGCCACCGATATTGTCCACGTTCTTGTAACCCATGGATTTCAGCTCAGAGACCGTGCGTTGCACTCTGTGGCCGACAAACTTGGCTGTCTGTATGTCCTTGGCATTGCGCGCAATCAGAAATTCTTCAGGTGGCACATTGTCGATCTGTATCTTGCCGCCAGTCTTCACGCGCTTGCAAGTAATGTCATACAGCATTTCAGGTGGCTGTGCCTGAATTTGCTGTAACTGCGCTTGCAACTGCTGCACCGCTGGATTAGCTGGCGGCATATTTGGCTGACCAGGTGGCTGTCCGGGTTGCTGAGCGTTCGCTTGTGGTGCCTGCTGCATTTGCAGACTGATTTGCTGGTTAATCTGTTCGACCGCCTGCTGACGCTGTTTGGCATCATCCTCATCCGGATAAGTCTGCTGAGCTATCACCTCAATTTCAGGATCATCCAGGATTTGCGCCAACTCTATCTGATTCAGACCTTTATATTCTTCTTTCGCCTCTTCAAAACGCGTATCCCACCACACCTTGACGATACCATTTTTTTGTAGCAGAGCGTCCTTCATCCACACATAAGCTATCTTGTGACCATTGTTCTTTTTAAAGAACAGGTAATTGATATACTCGGTCGCCGCCTTGGCCCTGGCTTCGTCGTCCGGGTTTTGCGGTTCAAATTCGACAATTGAATCACCACCGCAAAACGTCACCATCAATTGCGGCAGCATAGACTCTATCGTGTCACGCACATCGGTAGAAACTACCGATGAACGCCCATCCACTTCTGGCGGTGACAAATCACCAACCGCCAGGCCAAGATAATAATATTCCGCCTTTTGCCTGGCTTGCGACAAACGCGAAGATGAATAACCCAGGCTCTGGCGCATTTCTGTCTGCACCAGTGCTTTCAATTCGTCTTGAGATAAAGCTTTAGCCATTCCATCCTCTATGCATAAGTAAATTTAGGGTAATTCAGTTTGCCGCCCCATTCTTCATTCGACATCGCCTCCGCATTGATGCAGATATAGCGCAAGTTGTCCGCACCATGACTGAACTCGTCATGCAAGGGTGCGCCCGCTTCATTCGTGCTTTGATTAATCACGCGACGGTAACGCTTGACGCACTCAATCAGACGCGCAGTTTTATCCGCATCAAACCACAAGCGTCCAAATGTCATGCGCGTCAGACGTATGCCATCTTCCACACTCATGCTCGGCGTGATCGCCACATCCCAGCCCAGAGCCGTCATGATTTCTTCTGCGCTCTTGCCAGTCTTGAAGTCCTTGTTGCGGCCATCGTGAGGTAAAAATAGTTTTCCCCAATTCATATTCTTTTGCTTCAACAAGGCAGAGTAATAATCCAGGGTTTGATGGCTGTCTTCCAGGTATTCAATCACCCGCAATTCCGAACTTTGTCTCTGCACCAGGCTGATCGCCATTGCATCATTCCAGCCCAGGTCCACCACTACATGCACTTTCAGCATGGGGTCATACGGCACATGACAAATCCTGCCCTGTCCGCCTGCAACTTCGTGGTAATAAATAGCGCCACTTACCGCAGGTTTACATTCACCATCCCAGATATTCTTATAAGCTTCAGGTTCACGCTGCATGCAGGTTTGCCTTTCTCTCTCCAGCACTTCCGGGAACCAGGGGTTATCCCGCCAGTTCATCAAAATCGAGACACAATCATGCGGTGGCCGTGCGACAAAACGCTGATGGGTAGGATCGGTTTCCAGTTCTGGGTTATAAGTCACCCAGATTTCGGATCCGGCAGTGCGTATCGTCGGTATCAAAATACTCCATGACCTATCTGAGACACTCTGACCTTCTTCTATCCACACCTTGGTACAACCTTCAAAAGACTTGATACTGTCAGCCGTCTGGTCAGACAAACCACTGAAATAAAAACGTGTGCCATTCATGCCGCGAATTTCTGATTCATACACCTGATAGAAGTTGCTTAGCCCAAGAGCCGCGATCTGATCACGCAAAAGCTGGTGCACCGATTGCTTGATCGACTTCTGCAATTCACGCGCACATAAAATCCGCTCCACATTCTGCACACCCAGCAATAGCAAGGCGCGGGCAAAGCCCCAGGACTTGCCACTGCCACGGCCTCCACGCGCCACCTTGTAACGCGCAGGCTGGAATAAAAATTCCAGTTTTTCAGGGAATTCACATTCAATTTGCATTGGGCTTGACCAGTTTGATGGCAATATCACTAATCAAATGCTCGCCGTTTTCACCTGCACCATTGACTTGCAAGGGTAAAATCTTCAGATACAGCACTGTCCAGAATGCTTTTTCATTGGTCGGGTCTTCACGCGCCCATTGCGCCAGGCGCAAAGCACCGCCGAGTTCCTCACCTGCTTTGGCAATCGCATCCCTGACAGTCAACGTCGACTGGCTTACTGCTTTCTTCGGTCGCCCGCGTGTCTTGGGTGCTGGTTTCGATGTAGGCGTGGATACAACATTAGCCTTCGCATTTTTGCTTTCACTCATTAATTTTCAGGATGCCTTGCAGCTTGTCCTGCTCCAGGTTGATCAGTATTGGCCCGTCCGGGAATCATGGGCAGCGCATCTGCAAGGACTACTTTGCCTGCGCACATTCCCATGATCCCCGTCAACGCCTGAAAAGATTTACCTGTCTGCTGCTTCGCGTTCAGTATGGTCAGCACGATGTGTAGGGTGATACGCTTGCAATCACAAACAGGTAAAAGCCTGAGCACCAGCACAAACAT